TCGAACGGCAAGAATCTTTCGGACGACACGGTCAAGCGGATGCACTCGTTTTTCTCGCGTCACGAAGTTGATAAAAAGGGACAGGGCTTTCAACCAGGCGAGGACGGCTTCCCATCCGCCGGCCGCATCGCATGGGCATTGTGGGGCGGAGACGCAGGACAGACTTGGGCCGCTGATAAAGTAAAAGGGATGCAGGCCTCGCAACCCGAACAGATGAAAGTCTCGCTCGCCGTCCGCGATACATTCGGACGCATTACCGGCTTTGAAACAAAGCACGAACTCGTTATGCCAACTCCAGAAAAAGACGAAGAGCAAGACGACTTTATAGGCCGCTGCATGGTAAGCGGAACGATGACGAGCGAATATCCAGACGAGAGTCAGCGCACCGCCGTCTGCATGGCGCAATGGGAGAAAAAATAAATGATCACACACGGAATCGCACTCGAAGCAAAAAAAGCACTCATCACCGGCGTCCATCAACCCGGCGACGATTACCGGATCGCGCTTTACAGCGCATCGGCAAAGATCGGGCCGACAACAAAAGCGTACACAACCGAAGGCGAGATCAAAGGCATTGGCTATACCGCCGGAGGCGTAGCACTAAAGGGACATCGCACAGGCATCATCGGCAAAAATGCCTTTATAACATTTGATGATGTCGTCCTAAAATCTGCAACATTCGCGGCAGCAGGCGCGATGATCTACAACGCCAGCAAAGGCAACGCTGCGCTTATCGTCTTGAGCATCGGGACGGAGAAGCACGTTTACAACAGCACGTTTGAATTGAAATTTCCCAAGCCAACCGAAACCAGTGCATTGATTTTACTAGCTTAAATATGAAACCAACAAATCCAATCGTTATCGACGGAAAGACCTACGATCTTTACACCATGACACTCGCAACAGCGAGCCGCTACAACTCGCCAGACCAGCAGGACGCGAGCGTTGTATTGACGCTCACGCCTACACGCTTTGAAGGCGACCAAGTGGAGCAGTCGCAAGAAAATAATCGGACGGTTCTTTTCGGTTCGCTCGCCTCCGCTTCGCAACCAGCAATCGTCGCGGTCGATGAAGTATCCGCCGCAATCCAAAAATTCATTTTCGCGGAAGGGCTTTAAAATATGGCCGTCATCAAAGCAGCCGCAAGCGGGAACTGGAGCGCGACAGGGACATGGACAGGTGGCGTAGTGCCAACGCTCAACGATACGGTTTACGCCAATAGCTTCACGGTCGCACTCGACCAAGCCATTGACCTCACAGGCTCAACCGTGGATACGAGCGGTTCGTTTATCCCAGGCCAAATTTACATGGTCGTTAGTCTTGGCACAACCAACTTTGCATTGACGGCAAACTGCATCGCGCCCGGCACGAATGCTGGAACGGCAGTCGCGATCACATCGGCAATCGGTCAGATTTTCCAAGCCGTCAACGCTGGCACAGCAACCACCGGCACGGCGCGCAGAATGGGAGCGTTGTTGAACTACGTCAACACGCCGCTGACGATTGCGACAGGCGGGAGCTTCACGCTGGCGGCAAGCTACAATATTACTGGAGCATACATCCAAGCAGGCTCTGCGAACTGCTTGACGGTCTCCGCCGCCGCAAGCTCGACGCTCGCAGGATGCCGTGCGACAGGCTCGGCGTTTACTCTCTCAACTCGCGCAATCGCATTTTCATCCAGTGGCACTTTGACGCTTAACGGCATCGTCGCCATCGGCGGCAGGGTTGCAGGGACAACGGCTGCGGACGGAGCGCACGCGATTGAATCGACCTCAGCGGCAGGAACTGTTGCATTTACAAATGCCAGCACCCTCACAGGTGGAAGCGGCGGCTTCGCATTTGGTATCAATAATAACAGCACAGGAGTGGTCACCGTCACATCTGGTACGTTAACAGGAGGGGCTGCATTTTCTTACAGCCTAAACAACAACAGCACAGGCACGGTCACCATAACCTCCAGCTCTGTGACTGGTTCAAGCACCACCAACGGAATCTGCATCAATAACTCGAGCACAGGCACGATTACCGTCACCTCCAGCACGATCACGGGCGGAACCACCCAAGCCACAGGCATCACCAACTCGAGCACAGGCACGATTACCGTTACATCAAGCACGGTTACAGGTGGGAGCAACACCAACGCATTTGGCATCACCAACAACAGCACAGGCACGATCACCGCCACCTCGACTACGCTGACAGGCGGGAGCGGCACAACCGCCACAGGACTCAACAATGCCAGCACAGGAACTATTGTATCGACAGGCGACATCACCGCCACCAACTCGGGAAATGGATTAGCATCGGCAAGCACAGCCGCCAGCGTCAAGGTGAGCGGATCGCTCATCGGCAGCGCAAACGGCACAGCCGCTGTTTACGCCATCAAATTCTTAATCGATCCAACGCCTTCCATTGCAAAAATTCGCCAAGCAAAAAACGGATCGACAACATATTCGGATTTCTTCACCTCCGACAACAGCCTCGGCCAAGCGGCAATTACCGACGTTCGCTTCGGAACCGTCTACGCAAGCGGAGCTTTGACGGGCGTTGCATATATTCCATCGGCTTCCAGCGTGGCATTCGGCGTGCCTGTAGATGCCACAACCGGCACGGCAACGCTCACCGCCGCTGACGTGCGAGCCGCAATAGGCATGGCAAGCGCAAACCTCGATACACAACTCGCAGACTTGCCGACCGCAAGCGAGAACGCCGACGCAGTCTGGAACGAGGCTACGAGCGGACACACAACCGCTGGCACATACGGCGGAAGGATCGTGCGCTCAATTAATGCGAATAACGAACTGCAACTCACCGGCTCGTATCACGCCGCCGCAGTCGTTCACGATTTTCAAGCCGCAGTCATTCAGTCCGCGGCCTTCGCTACAAGCGCAGTCACACTTTTCACAGGCGCAATGCGAACTGAACTCACGCCAGAACTCACGGAGATCACCGAGGTTCACGCGATCCACGGACTCGATATCGCAAACGCGCTAACGGTCACGCCTACGAGCAGGACATCAGGCGCGATCACGCAAGCGATCACCGGAGACGGCACAACAAACACCGTAGTAACGAGAGTCTAAGCGGATGCTAGCTTCCCTGCTCATCGCAACGCAGGGCTTAATGCCAAGCCCAACGCCGCTTTCAATCGGCGTTCAAGGCTTGCTATTTATTTCGGTAGTTCCGCCTGTCCCGATCAATCCAATCGATTTGCCTGGGGGCGGAGGAAGAGGACGCGAAGAGCGCAAGGTCACGGCCACCGTTCGCGGAGTGCGTCTTGTTTTCTCGGTCGCGAACGTCGAAGCCTGCGCCGGTTCTAGCATTCAAATCGTAGGCTCATCTTGCTTCGCCAATGCTGGAGATGCAGAGCTTTGCGCCAGCACAAGCACTACGGTTCTAGGTGCTCGCACTCACGCCAGCGCAAATCGCCCGGAGATAAGATTCTCGATGTCGTTTGATGTCATTGGAGGCGAAGAAGAGAACGAGTTAGAAGTTTATTTGATGGCACAAGCGGCGATGGGATTGATGGACGACTAATTGACATTTGCGCCAGCGCATGGATGTCATCGAAGGAGTTTCAATCATTTCAATCGGCGAGGCTAAAGGCCACGGGCTTTACGTGGACGAAACAACTCTTATGCAAGTCAAAGAGTGTGCGGAGACCTACAAAGGCGGCGTCAAAGTCAATCTGGATCACGGCGCAGGCATCAAGGACATCGTCGGATTCGTGAACAATTTCCGCATCGTCGGCAAACAACTCTTGGGCGATCTCAACCTTCTCGAAACATCGCCAATGCGCGACTACGTGATGGAGATTTCAAGCAAACTCCCGGACACATTCGGAATCAGCATCGCTTTCACAGGCCCGATCCGCGAAGTTGAAGGACTCGCCTTCGCAAGTTGCACCGAGCTTTACAGCGCAGACCTAGTGCAAACACCAGCCGCAAACGCGACAGGTCTTTTCAGTTTTACGGCAAAGCAAGTTGACAGTTTTTCCAAACAAATGCCCGAAGATACCGCAACAACAGCAATGCCCGAAGATTCGGGAGAATCCGAAGTCACAATCGTAGATCTTTCCAAGCGCATGAGTGCGCTTGAAGAGGCTTTCGGTTCGATGAAAACCCAGATGGAAGCAATGATTCCAGCTGAAAAGCCAGTAGCCGAAATGAAAGAAGAGATGACCGCTGAACTAAGCGTCATTTCCAAGCTTGAAGCAAAGCTTGACTCGATCATCAGTAACTTTGGAGCCGCTCCAGTAAAGGCATCGGTAGTCGCAGAGGAGAAGGCAGTCGAAAAATTCGACCTTAAATCAGTCATCGTGCAGAAGACCGAGGAACTCGGCAGCCGCACCGAGGCTATCCGCTTCGCAATGCGCAACCACCGCGAAGCCTACATCGAGGCACGCGACAACAACGAACTCAACTTTTAATCAAAACAATCTATGGCAACCCAAAACGATAACGGAATCCGGAGCTTCGCTTTCGCTTCCGCAATTACTGCGAATACGCTGGTGAACATCACCGGCGCAAACGCTGCGCAAGCAGCATCAACCGGCTCTAACGCCATCGGAGCCGTCCAAGCTGACGTTGCCGCTGGTGGACAAGGAGCCGTTAAACTATTTTTCCCAACCCAATTCGGCATTCTGTCCGCAATCGCTACAGCCGGTAATGCCGTCTTCGCCGTTACGAGCGGATTGGTCGTCGGAACATACGCCAACGCATCGACCGTTACTCTTGGAGTTGCGATCAACAGCGGCGTTTCCGGTGATGTCATCGAATACGTTCCAAAATTCATCCAATAACCAACTACTAATATGGCACTCTCATACACAACAATCCGCGCCGATATCGCGCAGGCCGTCTTCGAAGGTCTGTCGGACAAAAACAACTTGTTTATCGGAACCGAAGTTATGCCAGTTTACTCGTCCGACGTTAAGTCTGGCGCGTATCTGAAGCTGAACATCGGCGATTCTGAAACTCTCAACGACGACGTTCTGAAGATCGCCGCTGGTGCTGGATATCCCCGCACAAGCCGCCGGTTCACGAGCGATTCTTTCGACGCGATCGAATACGGTCTCGAGGAGGTTCTTCCTGACAGCAACCGCCGCGATCTCGACAGATTTTTCGACACCGAGGTAAACATCGCTTCGATGCTCCTCCGCCAAATCCAAATCAGCCACGAGGCTCGTGTTGCTACAGCAGCATTCGCCGCAAACGGACTGACAGCGATCAGCGCGACCGCAGCATACACAGAGGCCAACATCACGAGCTTCAATGTTCCCGGTGACGTTGCATCAGCTAAATTGGAACTCGCCAAATATGGCGTTCTTCCAAATACGCTCATCATGTCCATGCCTGTATTCGAGCGCATCCGTCGTTCAACATTTGTTCAGAACCAGTTCTTCGGCGTTGTTCCATCGAATCAAAGCCGTCTCTTGAGCGAAGGCGAAGTCGCCGCCGCTGTCGGAGTAGACCGCGTTCTCGTAGGCCGCGCACCAAAGAACAGTGCAGCAAAGGGTCAGTCCTATTCTGGCGGATTCATCTGGTCGAACACCTACCTCGCACTCGCCACAACCTCCGGCGGAGATTTCTCCGGTGGTGGATTCGGTCGCACGATTGTATGGGCCGCTGATAGTCCCGTACCTTTCGTTTCCGAAACCTACCGTGACGAAGCCCGCCGCGCTAATGTTCTCCGCGTTCGTCAGAACTCCGCAGAGAAAGTTATCGACGGATCCAGCATCATCCGCATCACAACTGGATTCGCATAAGATTCCCCAGCAAGTCAGCATCGAAGAAGCCACCTCGAAAGGGGTGGCTTTTTTGCGTTGACACGCTAAACCTTTTGTAAACATGAACCAAAAAAAGAAGCTAGTCGCAGGGCTTATCTGCGGCAACGAAGAACCGCGCATCGAGCGATGCGTAAAATCACTCAAGCAAATCTGCGACGAGATTGTTGTCGTCCGCGCAATCGGAGCACTCGCGCCAGATCGAACACTCGACATCGCCAGGGAACTCGGTTGCCACGTTGACGAGTATTTCAACTCGCCGCTTGTGGCAGATTGGGAGCATCTCGACAACTTCGGCGAGGCTAGAAACAAAGCATTCGCGAAGGCATACGAACTAGCAGGGAAAGACGGCTGGGTAATGTGGGCAGACTGCGACGACATCATCGAACCGCACATGGTCGCGCCAACATTGGCCGCACTTGAGGAATGCCCACCGGAACAAGATTGGATTCTCACCGACTACGTCATCCCAGAACAAAGCAAACGCGCACCGAGAGAGCGTTTCTTTCGCTTCAAAACAGCATGGTGG